CTGTGATCTGTCGCGGAGTCCCTAGTCTCACTAAGTTCGTATCGAACCCTGAGCTAGAAGCCTGCATGAATGTATGGCAATTCTTTGAGCAAATTCATAGTTATAGTTATACATATATTATAAAGAATGTATACAGTAATCCTAGTGAGATATTAGATAGTTGCTTTGAAGATAAAGAAATCATCAAACGCTCTAAGGTAGTTATTAAGGAATATAACGTCATTAGATAAGATCGCACATTCTGGATGCTCAGTTAAAGAAATAAAGAAACAGATTTATCTCACGCTCGTCACCATCAATATTCTAGAAGCGGTTAGGTTCTACGTATCATTCGTGTGTGACCTTTGCTTTTGCTGAAAATAAGAAGATGGTAGGCAATGCAGACATTATCAAATTAATTAAACGAGACGAAGCACTACATTTATACAACACTCAAGAGATTCTCAAGATTCTTCACAACAATAAGGATGAAGGTTTTACCACAGTAGCAAGAGAATGCGAAGAGGAAGCCTGCAAGATGTTTGAGAGTGCAGCAAGAGAAGAGAAGGCGTGGGCCTCATATCTCTTTAAGGATGGATCAATCATTGGACTCAATGAAAACGTCCTTAGCCAGTATGTTGATTGGCTGTGTATGAGTCGTCGTAAAGCTATTGGTTTACCATACGAAACTGGATTTAAGAATCCTATCGCTGGATGGACTGACCCATGGATGAATAGCGAAGCCGTACAAGTAGCACCACAGGAACACGAGATTACGTCATACAAGATCGGTGCTAGTAAAAATGATCTTGAAGACACAGACTTTGGAGATTTATTATAGGATAGTATTCAGGAAATTAGCAACCCTTTCACAGAAGTGCTGAAATGATATCTAGAGTATGGATATTTAATTGGACTTCCTAACGCGGAGGTATAGCATTGGGAGCGAAAAACAAGACCAAGACTTCTCATCGTAAAAGACGACAAGAGGAACGCAACCCACCTAAACCGAATGTCCTAGTAGCTAAGACCCCTAACCAGAAAGATTACATCAAGTCGATTGTACAGAACGATATCACTATTTGTGTTGGACCATCTGGCACAGGTAAATCTTTTATTGCCGCTGGCGTAGCTGCCGGTAGGATGTTAAGAGATGATGTCGATCAAATTATTGTAACACGTCCTTTAGTTTGTACGGGAAAAGATATTGGTTCTCTCCCCGGTGAACTAGGTGATAAAATTAAACCTTATCTCGCCCCAATGGAGGAAAACCTAAAGTATTTTTTGAATCGAGACAAATTTGGATTGTATTACAACCAAAGGCGTATTCGATTTGAGCCTCTAGAAACCATGCGTGGTGCTACCTACCACGATTCCATTATGATTCTAGATGAAGCTCAGAATTGCACCCTAGAACAGATCAAAATGTTCATAACTAGAATGGGTAAACACACTACCGTTATTATTAATGGTGACGCAAAACAGACCGATGTGAAGAAACACACTGGTTTAAGCATGTGTATTGACCGTTTAAGCAACATCGATGGTATAGGAATCTCTCGATTAGGTTATGAAGATATACAAAGAAATGGAATAATCGGAAAAGTGTTGTCAGCACTCGAAGATTAGGCTATAATGAGTATGAGGCATCGTTTACGGATGGTGCCTCATATATCAATAGGACTTAGGAAAGGAAAGATATGCCACTTTACGACTACAAGTGCGACAAATGCGGGTACGACGAACTAACGAACGTACACCAATCTATGCAGGAAGATGCTCTAACGCTCTGTCCTGTCTGCCACACCGATGGACTATACCGAGTACCACAGGTACCTATCTTCGCTGTATCTAATACAAACAGCGTCGGCCAAAGGCTAGACCGTCAGAAAAAAGAAATGGGCAACTATCATAGGTCTAATGTTGAGGCTTACCAGAAGTCACAAGAAGAACCTACCGATAAGATTAAGACAGCCACCACTAAAGAAATTAAAGCTATGTCCCCAGAGAAGCGGACAAAGTATATCCACACAGGAGAAAAATAATGGAAGAATTTTTGCACAACTGCCGTAAGGATGTAACTCCGGGCAGGAAAGAGCTAACTAGCAAAGATGGTGAAACAGTTCTAAAGACGAGCAAAGGCACAGTAATCGCTAAAGAAGTAGAATACGACCTTGGCAACGTCACTAAGACACGACACTTCGTTGCGGTATTCTCAGGGTCATTATATGATCCAACAGGTGGATACTCTAACAGAGAGACGCGAATCGATATTGAACTCAAGCCAACCAACAAAGAAACATTTACGCACTACACAAAGTACGTACAAACTAATAACAGACTAAGTTTTATAGCAGCAGAGAGGAGTTTCCTAAATGGCAACTAAGCGAGGTAAATTAAGTCAAGTAGAAACATTCTACATTGATGGCAACAGAAGCACACTTACAGATCAAGAGATTGCTGATCGACTTAATAGAGGTCTTAAGGCAGTACAAAAATATCTAAAAGAAAATCCAGTAGAATCTACATCTACAGAATCATTAGCTGGAGAAAATATTGTTAGAGAAAAAGGTACTACGATCATGACAGAAGCCGCATCAATGGCTGCTGACGCGACACGTACACGTTCACTTCCAGCGTCTCACGAGAGATGCACAGCACCAACTAGGTCTAAGGAATAATGATTTTAGATAAGTATATACAGGGTGAAGATGGTTGGGCCGCCGCATACCAAAAAGGTGGCAGAAAACGCATTTGGATTATGGTGAAGTTTAGCGACGACAAAATAATCTATCTTGCCGATTACCAACAATGGCTAGCCCTTAAGTCAGAAGTGGAAGAATTGAATTTACGCATTATTGAAATCGGACTACGGTTTAGGACTCATCTTATAACTGTAGACACTTCAGAAGCAGAAGCGGTATACATAGTTAGATCAGTTATGGCTCAGTTCGGTGGGGATACTATTCATTTTTATACGACTGGTATTCTTGAAGACAATGTTGTAACGAAGACTAGGTGGCACGTACCTGCACTGGTTGAAGAAACAAAAGAAGATAGTGATTTAGAAGACTGTTTTGAAGAGGCACTAATCTATAATGGCAAAGAAGCCTGAACTGTTTCATAGCGACTACCAAAAAGAGTGGTCTGAAACACATAAATACAAGCATCAAACTACTGGGGAGCATTGTACATTTGCTGCATACGTAGCGGAGTACCTCATCTTGCGTAGGGAAGAAGCTTTCAAGAGACCCAAGCCACCCTATAAGTTTTGGAGTAAGGGCGAGAAGCTACACGCTCAGTTTATGAGGCAGCTTCGTGCAACCAATAAGCTACTTAAAACATATAGTGAGCAGACTATTATAGGTGCTATAAAATCCAAGTATTTTGAGAGAATATTCTTCCTTGGTTTATATGCTAAGGTTTGGGGTGGAATGAAGATAAATGAAGTTGCCGTGGAGGCGATTGAAGGCTATAATAAGGAAGAGCAGGAGAAGGCGAAGAAGGTAGAAGTAAATATAGACGTAGAAGGCGAAAAGCAAGAAGTCAAGACACGTCGCAAACAATCGTACAAAAAATCTAAGTCAACACTTAACCAACTGAGGAACATGTAATGCCAAGAGGACGACCTAAAAAAGAAAAGACCAGCAGCAAAGTTCAGCGACGATCTCGTGAGTGGACAAGTAGTAGGCAAGTACGGAGACGTTGTACGAACTGGCAGTCAGGTGCTTGAGAATATCAACAGCCTTGAAACCATTGGCGTGTCACCAGCACTAGACATGGCACTCGGCGGTGGACTACGAGAAGGCTCTGTAGTTGTAATGACGGGAGACCCAAAGTCAGGTAAGACAACTACTGCACTACATTTTGCAGCAAAGTGTCAAGCCAAAGGCAAGCGTGTTATCTACATGAATACAGAGGGTCGCTTGTCCAAGCAAAACTTTAATGGCATCAAGGGTCTTGATCCAGAGAAAATCCTAATCGTAGAATCTACTGATGATCGAGTATTATCAGCAGAAGACTTTCTCAATATCGTTGAGTATTATATCAATAACGATCCGGGTGCATTGTTAATCTGTGACTCATTGTCTAATATGGTTCCACAAGTTGAGCTAGACGGTGAAGTGCGAACTGGGGTACGAAACGCACTGCCAAGACTACTGTCAATGTTCTTCAAGCGAGTCAGTGGCTCTATAATGAAGAATAAGACAATCCTTATCGCTATTACTCATAATATCGCCAATACTGGTGGTTCACCATACGCTCCACAGAAAATGGCTGACTGCGGTAACATGCTTCAGTATCAGGCTGGCACCAATATGATTATCACGCACGTTGGCAGATGGCAGGTTCCAAAAGATACTGGACCACACGTTGGTCAGATCGCAAACTGGAAAATCAAGACCTCTAATGCTGGCGGAACACCTAATAGCACTGCTGCTAGCTGGATTCGTTACGGAATTGGGCTTGACGAGACACAGGAAGTAGTTCAGGCTGCTTGTGAGTTTAGGCTTATCAAGACTGCTGGTGCTTGGTACACAATCCAGTGTGCAGTAAATAACGTAGAACACCCAGCGGTAGCACAACTACTAAAGGATAACGAAATCGACCCCTCTAACGGGGAAGCTGTTGAGAAGTTCTTCAAGTTCCAAGGGGCAAATAATACTTGTGACTTCTTGACAGAAAACCAAAGTATGGTAGAATTTGTTTACGAACAGATTAAGGAACTATTTGAATGATGAAAGTAACCGGCCTTAATGGCAGGGAATACACGTGGAACTTAACCAAGTATGATGTCAAGGCAAATGACACCAAGCGGAAGTCTCAGTTTCACCTTCGTGCCAGAGCGTTACTTAAAGATATATACCATAGTTACAGAATCCTTGAAGAGGTGAAATTACCGGGAAGTACACCGTCCCATAAAAAGGGCGTATTGTATCTTGACTTTTTTATTCCTAACTTGATGAAGGGAATAGAAGTTCATGGTCAGCAGCACTATAAGTACTGTCAGTTTTTTCACAAATCAAAAGCAGATTTTATCTTGTCAAAAGGACGAGATGAGGATAAAATAGAGTGGTGCGAAGTTAATGGTATCACTGTTGTAGAATTAAAGTATTCGGACCCCGATGAAGTTTGGAGAGAGCAAATTGTCAGAAACTAAACCAACCCTAGAAAACCCAAATCCAGCAGCGGACCAGCTTGAGAAACATCTTGAAAAACTGGACGCATACCTAACAGAGAGCAATAGCAATTACGCTAGCTTTCATGCTGAGTATATTGAAGTTGCCAACATGTCACTGTCGGAACTAAAGGTCCTGACGCAAGAAGAGTTGTTCAACTATGCTTATCTCCTACAGGGATATGCTACATATCTTCAGGATGAAGTCAACCGTCACCAGATTATCAAAGAATGGTGCAATGATCAGATAGAGCGTCTCGTGCAAAAGCACAGAGAGATGTTTGGTCAATATCAGAAACATGAGCAGCGACGATATCAATTGATCGCTGAGAACAGTTTTGTATTTAAGGTCAACTCCATGCTTCAAGTTGCCGAGTCACGACTAGCAAGCCTCAACGGCAAGACATGGGAACTGAAGCAGAAAAGCACAATCCTACTTGAGAAAGGAAAACGAACATGAGTATGGACGAATTCATGAGGTCTCTGTCCGACCAGCAAAAGTTAATGTTTATGTCAGCATTGCAGGACAGTGGTACGCCCCCCGAAGCAGATGGAAATGAAGATGACTCTAAGTGGACAACGACAATGCCTCCACATATTAAAGAAGAGTTTGAAAAACCAGCAGCAAGTGCCGGTAATGATTTAGACTTTTCAATGAACAACAAGCAGTCAAGAAAACAGGCCGTTAGAGCTAGTGGCAAGAATGGATTCACAGACGATGGAGCGGAATGTAAGGGTACCGAACTGGAAACTCCAGAGTATACCCCAACAAAGCGAACTCGTAGGCCAGCAGAGAAGGTAAACGTATCATGCTCTGTGTGTGGAAGGAAAATAACTCTAGACAAGAAACATGTGCTTGGCGAATATCACCGATGTTCAAAATGCTGTGGAAGAGGTTAATTAATGTCGGAATTACATGACGTTGGTGCAGAACGTGCTGTGTTATCAGCCCTATTCCAGCACGATATAGATGCGTGGGTTAGAGTAGCTGAACTGATTACAGTAGAATCGTTTGGCGATGCTAACAATCAAATTCTATTCAAGTGTATTGATAAGATTATAACCAACGAGCAGAAGGCTGACCTTCCAGCTATTCTATCTGCCGCACAGCAGCTAGGAGTAGAGGAACACATAGCAACTGATCAAGAGCTTGGTTATATGAAGTCACTGTTTGACTTTCCTATCAACCTAGAGAACGTTGTCAGCTTTGCCGTGCAGATGAAGAAGTTTGAGTTTGCACGAAAGATTAAGAAGCTAACAGCTAAGATTCATAAAGACGTTGATAAAGTCAATGGCACAGAATCAGTCAACGACATTGTACAAATTTTAGAAGAACCTGTCACAGATTTCTTACGAGAAGACGATGGCGGAGAAAGTCCAGAAAAAATCGGAGAAGGGATACAGGATTATGTTGATTTCCTCTCAGAAAATAAATGCGATATCATTGGTATACCCACGGGATTCCCTAGATTTGACGAATCCATTGGGGGTGGTCTTAGACGAAAGTGCGTTGACCTTGTATCTGCAAGACCCAAAGTTGGTAAATCAGTGTTCGCTGATAATGTTGCCCTTAACGCATCCCGCGAAGGAACACCAGTATTAGTACTCGACACCGAGATGTCAAAAGAAGATCACCTCAATAGATTGCTTGCAAACATCAGTGGTGTACCAATTAATGAAATAGCTACTGGTAAGTTCACGGAAGATGAATTAAAGGCAAGCAAGGTACAGGCAGCAGTCGAAGAACTTGATTCAATTCCATATCACTACATTAGTGTAGCCGGTAAACCTTTTGAAGGAATCCTAAATCTAATCAGAAGATGGGTTACTCAAGAAGTTAAGACCGATGAAACAGGAAAGACAAATGACTGTGTTATTATATATGATTACTTGAAGCTCATGTCTTCTAGTTCAATCAACAATAACATTCAAGAATTTCAAGCGTTAGGTTTTCAGATCACTTCATTACATAATCTGTGCGTGAAACTGGATATTCCATGCCTATCTTTTGTTCAGCTTAATCGAGATGGAATCACAAAGGAAAGTACTGATGCTGTCAGTGGATCAGATAGATTAATCTGGTTATGTACTTCATTCTCCATCTTTAAGATGAAATCACCTGAAGAGGTTGCAGAAGATGGACCTAATGCTGGAAACAGAAAGCTGGTTCCCATTGTCTCACGACACGGTGCCGGTATGGACGACGGCGACTACATCAACATGAATATGAATGGTGGAATCGCAAAGCTTAGTGAGCTTAAGACTCGCAATGAATTCAAGAACGCTCCAACCGGAGACACCGGATTGGTCAAGGACGAAGACGCACTCAAGAATATTATTCTAGACGAGGACGAGGATGACTCTTAAGCAGCTTAAGGTAAAGCTAAATAAGGATGCAGCAAAAGTCTTTGAAGCACTTGGCATGAAATGTGAAGTGTTCAGTGACAATATATACTCAACGTGTCCAGTTCACGGTGGAGACAATCCACGTGGCTTTTCTTTCTCCCCCCACAGAGGGGTTTGGAGATGTTGGACTAGAGAGTGTCAGAATGATCACTCAAGCGACATAATTGGCCTCATACAGGCCGTTCTGGGTCAAGAAGGGTCCACAGAGGTTTCATTTAAAGACGCCGTTCTATGGGCCTGTCAGACGTTCCAGCTAGAGCCACCCAATTTTAAAGCTACTTCTACCACCGAAAGTCCTGAAAATGAGGAAGAAGAGGACGAAATACTAGAAAATAAGGTATTAAAAGAGTGGAAAAAGCCAGCTAAAGAAGTAAATTATAAATTAGAGACATTTAATATAGATTGTCAGTTAGATTTCCCTTCTCAATACTTTGTAGATAGAGGATATGAAGCAGATACTATGCGTCATTTTGACGTTGGAGACTGTAATGACTGTAACGATTACCTCAGAGACAGGGCGATTATCCCAATTCATGATGATTCTGGAGAAAATGTTGTCGGAATCATCGGTAGAGCGGTAAAAGAATATAGACAACCGAAGTTCTTATTTCATCCCAAAGGATTTGATAAGAGATATTTGTTTTATAATTGGCATAGAGCTATTAAACATATATTAGATAATAAGATTCCATATTTATATATAACAGAAGGACAGGGCGACGTTTGGAGATTATATGAAGCAGGCGTGAAAAACGCTGTAAGTATATTCGGCAAAACGATTAGCCAGCAACAGATTACTAAACTGATGTCATATCCGCAGATCAGTAATTTAATCATCTTGACAGATGACGATCAGGCTGGTAGAACATCTAAGATAGCTATCAGTAGACAACTACAACGTACACATAGGTTGACATTTCCATCGTTATCGAATAAGGATGTCGGTAACATGTCACCACAACGAATCAAAGAAACTATATTGTATAACCTGAAAGGAACGTATTAATG